CCTGAGCTATAACCAGTTAAAGCAACTGTTCCAAATCCACCAGCACCACCAGCACCACCAGCAAAAGTACCTGTACCGCCAGCACCACCTGACGATGTAGGGGCAGTAGTAGCATTACCTCGTGAGCCACCGCCAGCCGTGTTAGTAGTGTTAAAAGTAGTATTACCACCATTGGCATTTTGAGCAGATGTGCCGATTGTGTAAGGTATTGCCCCTGTTAAGGTTTGGTTAGTTAAAACTGTATATCCACCACCGCCTCCACCACCGCCAGCAGCTCGGTTGTTTCCTGATGATGCGGCAGTTGCACCACCACCGCCAGCACCAATCATGTGAATGGTGTTATTAGAATTATTCCAATCTGCGGGTACTGTCCAAGAAGTGCCTGTAGTTAATCGGTAGGCTTTAACTGTAGTAGGCTGAAACAATATTCCATCGTTGTTACCACCATTGGTAGAGTTTGCACCAGCATAAACAAGGTAAGGGTTTGAAGCACCTAAAGTGTAGGAAAAGTTAATACTTTGAATGGACATATAGTCCATAGATATTGTTCCGCTACCCGTGTATATTATATTTCTTTGAACAGTAGGGCTTAGTGAATTTACAGTTACTACATTTCCAGCAGTTCCAGTTACAGTCCAGTTTGCAACACTAATATTTCCTGCATTAAGAGTTATTGTATGTGCAACTGTTTTTGTTGATGCAATTTCTGTAAACGAGGGTAAAGTAGTTGAACCATCAATTTGTAATGTTGATGTTCCTGTTGTGCCACCAATAGTTAATTTATTAAATGCTAATTGACCCCCAGTAAATGTTCTTCCAGTTCCAGAAGTGTTGCTTAAAACAATATTAGCTGTATTGACATTAAAAGTTAAATTTGTTGTTGTTCCTGTATTCCAAACAGTTCCTGTACCACTCAAAGTCCATAATCCTGAACCCATTGTTAATGTACGGGTGTTTGAATTAGAACTAGAAAAAACACCAACTGTTACATTTTGATTAAATGCGTCAAATGTTCCAGCATTTAAGTTTAATGTCCTTGTAGAACCCATTGTTAGTGCATCTACTAATCGAACTGTAGCTCCTACTGCATTAATGGTAATTGGAAAATCTAATGTTTTACCATTGCTAGTAATTAATTGAGTACCTGATGTAGCGGCAAAAGTGGAAGTAGAAGCTCCAGCAGTAATAGACATTCCTGTAGAAATAGTTAAATTTCCATAAAATGTTCTTGCTGTAGCATTGGTATAAGAACCTGCAAAACCAGTAAAATTTAGACTTCTTAAAATTGAACCAGTTATAAGACCTACTACATCTGTTCCAGCAGTTATATTAAAACTAATTGAATTAGCTTCTGTAACTGAAGTTGCACTTATACTTCTTGTTCCGCTTGCTCCAGAATAGGTGCAATTAATTACTGGTGTTCCAGTAACTGTAAAAGTTGTTGCTCCTGTAAATATAGTTCCATTATTGCCAGCAATGTCAATGCTGTTTGTACCAAACGCAAGAGTTCCTGTAAAACCTGTCGTGGTCAGAATTCTGCAAACAGCAGTACCTGAACCAATCGTTACAGTATTTGCGCCTGAATTAGCATCAAAGAATACATCATCGGTAGCATTAGGTACTGCTTGACCACCTGCACCGCCAGAAGTTAAAGCCCATTTAGTGCCAGCAGTATTATCCCAAGTTCCTGTACCGCCTACCCAATATCTATTAGCCATTATTCACTCTGCGGTGGATTAAAGCGTTTACCATCCCATGTATAGCCAATATCGCAAAATGGGATTTCGACCAAAATACAGCCTTCAGGCGGTGTATCGGTAGGTTCAGCAACAATTAAATTAATGACGATGCCGTTACTATCAACGACTGCACAATTAGCCATTCTTACTCCTATGCTTGTGTAGCTACAGCAATTACATCCCAAAATATATCGGTAGAGTTATATACACAGCCTACATAAGTTACTTTTGTAGCAACTGTTGTAGTTGGTAAAGTCACGCCAACTGCTCGATATGCACCGCTTGTGGTAGTCCATGTAATCCCACGACCTGTACCATTATCTTCAAAACGCAACATTAAACGCTGACCATCTACAGGTGTTCCGCTTGGTGTTGCGACTGTAATTGCACCTGTTAAACCAAAGGCATTAAATACATCGGTTGTATCGCCATTTGGGGTAAGCGTTCCTGATGTTGCACCCGCAGCAACGGCTCTAGGGTTTACCCTTTTATTGGTAAGTGTTTGTGTTCCGCTATTGGTTGTAACTGTAGAATCAATGGCAATCGTACCTGAGGTGGTTATAGTTCCGCCAGTAAGACCTGTACCAGCAATAACACTTGTTACTGTTCCTAAACCACTAACTCCAGTAATACTACCGCCTGTGATAGACACATTATTAGAGTTTTGTTGTGCCATATCACCTAAAACACCATCAATACCGGTTAAAGCATTGATTTGATCTTGTAGGCTCTTTAGGGTATCGGTAACAACCTGTGAAGTACCAGAACCACCGCTACTAATGATGATATTTCTAGCAACTTCGGGTTGTAGTATCTGACCGCAATCGATCTCGTTGCCATTCGATAGGTAGATAACGAGAGAACCGTCAAAGTCTATTTTAGCATCGACGACAGATACACCGTCTTGACCATCAATACCGTCTTTTCCGTCAACACCGTCTTTGCCGTTGATGCCATCACGACCATCTTTACCGTCACGACCAGCTTTACCATCTTTACCGGCAGGACCTTGGATGCCTTGCTTAGCAGGAGTGTTATTTAGCTCTACTAACTTAGCTTCTAGCTTAGATTCAATGGTTTTTAACGCCTGAATTACCATATCAGCGTTCTTACCAACAGCTTCTTCCCGCTTTTGCTTCGCTTCGATGATAGTTTTCTCAACCTGAGCTAATGCTTGCTGCTGTTCCTCTAAAGAAACAGCACTATTACCGATTTTTTTGATAAAATCTTTAATATTAGCCATTATTGGATAATTTCTCAGTTAAGTTATTCAGAAATTCTTCTTCTGTTTTACCAATTGTAGCAATTTTATCTGACATTTGCAACTCTACAATCTTCGTGTTATTCTTCAAATCTGCTTCTTTTAGCATTAATTCAGCGATTTTAACACGGCGATCGAATTCTGCATTGGCAGCGTCGTCTTGATTTGGTAAATTTCTAGAAACAGCACTGATAACCTTAGCTTCCACTTCTTTTGGAGCCAACTGAGCTTCAACCATCGTCTTTTGAGCATCTGCAACATCTTTAGCAGCGGAGGCTTCAAGGCTCTTAATTTGGGCTTGTTGCGATTGCAGCTGCAACTGAAGCTGTGCCTGAGCCAATTGCTGTTGCTCTGGATTTGGTTGCATCATTTGATCTAGTTGTTGGATCATTTCAGCACGATTTGGCAAGCTAGAACTAGAGATAATACCTTTGAGGATCATCGGCAACACAGGAGTGTCAGGACCGAGGGTCTGGAGCAATGCGATGAGCTGCTGTTGCTCGTACTCACGGGCAATGATACCAAGCGTAGCCATTGGAATAAACTTGTAATCCGCTGCAGGATAACGCTCAGGGTCAAACTGCATAAAGCGATAAGCAGCTTTGCGAATCAAGGGAACTAAGAAGTCCTCTTGGAAGTTCGTCAAAGTACGCTTGTACTTCTTGATGATACCAGCGATCGACATCGAGAACTGAGCAGCTCCGTCACGAGTAAACTGTGTTGGCTGACCAGAAGCATCAACAGTGCCAGTAGCTTGTAGTAACATACGCTCAAAGTTCTGGCTAATCGCTAAGTTGCCGGGATCGGTAATGCCGAACTTAAATGGCTGTAGGATTTCAGCAGGATTGCCGTTGGTGAGGATTGCTTTACCGGGTTTGACTTCAAACTTAGCACCACGGGGTAGACGAGTAGCGTCCATCGCAATCATCGGTGCGGTTGTGAGAGCTAGGCTGTCTAAGTGGCTACGCAACTGAGCATCAATACCCTTTTGCATATTGTAGCCTTTTTCTACAGTGCCACGACCCCAGAAGCGGTTCGGTACAGTATCGTCCTGATAAGCTACAACAGGACGGTCTTTCATCATGTACGGCGTTTTTTCTGCTTTGAGGAGGAGGTCGCCGTTAGCAATAACAACGATGGCTTCGACGAGATCGCTATACTTATCCGCAGTGCTATCGTCCGGAAATAAGTCAACAACTTCTTCACCTTCTTTGTTCTCCAATTGTTCAATGTATTCACGAGGTACTAAACCGTAGTACTTCATGAGTAATACTTTATCGTCCTTAAACTGGACATCTTCTTGTGTTGGCTCTAAGTCATCATCTTGACCGTAGGGTTGAATATCTACTTTCTTGTAGATACCCTTTTCCATACCCGATACTACCTGATGAATGGAAACATAGGACTCAATAGCGACACCCATTGCCTCATCAACGCTAACAGCATTGGGGTCAATGAGGAAGTTCTTTGGATTGATGGGATTTAGCTTGACGCAGGTATATTCCTTCTCCATCACTCCGTAGGCTGCTGTGCCGTCAGGCATTGGCATCGTCTGAGGATACATCTCAGTTTTTTTGGTAACGGTCAATTCACCGATACCTGTACCGTAAATCTCAGCTAATAACTCAATCTGAGTAATAGCTTTACGAATGTTTTCTTTTTCTAAGTCTTCTTTGAGCTGGAGTTTAAGGACTTCAACATCGATAAGGTTTGTGTCTGTAACATCGTCAGCAATGTCAAACCATTCTCCATTTCCGAATATAGCTTCGCAAATCTCTGCATGTCTTGTTTCCACAGCTTGTTGAGTCGCTGGGGAGATAATACGGCTGCGCTCAGATTCTCTAGTGCGGTCTTCTGCAGCCCACTTACCTCTAAAAATTCTTTCATATTCTTTCCAGTCTTCCAGATAATTCGTATCACGATGATCACGCCAGCGATCACAGTGACCTACAACGAAATCGACAATCTCTTTATCGGCTTCTGTCGGTTGATAAAACTCATTCTGAGCGAGTTCATCTTTAGTAAATTCTGCCATGATTTTCCTTAGTCTTCTTCAGAGTTGTCTTCAACGGAATCGTCAAACGGATCAGTAAATTCTACTTCTACTACTTCCCTCGGTAAAAAGATTTCTTTATCTTTTAGACCTTCCATCTTAGCGGCTGATACAATCTTCATCAGGCACTCGCCATCGAGATTGTTCATCTCTTCCTTCATTACTTCCCAGACTGCAGGATTTTTGCTAAGATTCTCAAAATCTAGTGGAACATATTCATTTTCTTTTTCGTACATACTTTTCCTTAGTACCCAGAAATTACATCCAAAGTCTCGTATCCGTCATCTTCGTAATCCTGCTGATAGTTGGATACCGCTAACTGATCTACATACGCCAATGCGTCGACTAAGTCGTCATGCACATTAGCAGTGGGGAAGAGGAGTAACTGATCTACTAACTCTCTCCAGTCTTCTTCCTTGTTTAGGGTGATTCTGCCATGCTCGAATCTTCCCTGTAACGCCCACGCAATCCGTTCCGTTTTCTTTTTGTTGCCATGCGTCAAATCTGTGATGTGGAAATACACACTGTACTTACGCATCAAATCATTTAGGTAAGGCGCTACTGCATTCTTTAGCGCTCCACGCTCGATTCCTACTGCGGTAGGCTGGTATTCCTGTACTGCCCTTAAAATCTTCCCAGCGGTCTCTTTGATGTCCCAGCGACCGTGGATAATCTTTTCTACAAACCAATCGCCAGTGTCTTCTATTTTAACAATCGCTATTGCGGATTCGTCTAAGCGTTTCTTTGAAGCGCCAGCGTTCTTCGCCACATCCTCAAATCCTGCAAGGTCGATTGCAATAACATAGTCGCCCTGCCCCGGATCTTCACCATAACGAACCCATTCCTCTTTGAAGATCTCCTGACCCGCATTGTCGAAAGAAGCCTCGTATTCCTGTTTGAAGGCAAACGACGAGAGCGTTTTTCTTGCAGCGTCCACCTCTTTCGGGTCAATCGTCTCATTGTCTTTAGTAGTAAAGTGCCATGCTTTCCATTCAGGATCTTCTCCTTCAAAGCCTAGCTTGTACATCTCGTAGAACCAATTACGACCGGAGGGAGTCGAAATAAACATCGCTTCACCTTTACGGTCCGAGAGCGATGCTCGGATAATCTTCTCCCAAGTGTCTTGCTTAATAAACGCACACTCGTCAAGGACTGCGTAATACAAACTGAGACCACGAAGCGTATCACTGTTATCTGCACCACGGACATGAATCTTACGACCATTAATCAGTGTGATGTCCAGATTGTTAATGTGTGCCGACTTAATCACCGGCTTCCCAATCTCTAGGAGACTGTCCCAGATAATCTGTCTGGACTGACCTAGCGTTGGCGACACATACAGCACTGCAGACCCTTCCGGTGCTTCTAAAGCCTTAATAATGAGCATCATCGTTGCTAGACGACTTTTACCGCACCGCCTCCCGGCTGCTATTACTTTAAAGCGAGTCTGGTCCTTAAAGACATCTTGCTGCCACTTTAGCAGCTGGAAGTTAAGACTCGTCACTATCGACCTCGTTCTCGACGATGTCTACGACACCAGCATCGACAGTAGGACTATTTAGTCCAGTGATGTTAATGCTAATCTGCGGTGTTGAACCACTATTCTTAGCGGCATCGAATACCGACAAGGGTAATAATCTATCGACACACAGCTTTAGTGCTGCCATGTTGTCCTTATCATTTACATCCAACGCTTTATGAATCAGCGTCTCAATAATCTTGTCTCCGGAGGTTCCAAGCAATCTAGCTTTGAACTCATTGATTCTTGCTGCGTCTCCGGCGGGTCTACCGACTTTGCCACGGTTACCCTTCTTTTTCGCCTCAATGTCCTTCTTTAGCGGACGACCTACTTTACGACGAACTATCTTCGGACGCTTGTGTTCTACAAGGTCTGCACTGACTGCTTCCTGTGCAATCCCCTTCGGGGGCGGTTTAGTTTCGACAACAGAAGTTGTCACTTCTACTTTTTCTTCCAATGTCTTTGTCCTTAATGGGAGACTTGTTTAAATTAGCGACAATCCATCTATATAGGGTTTTCGCTATCGGAGAGGTTTCTATAGGAGAAGAATATTAATCATCCTATATCGCTAACGAATCATCCCTAACGAATCGTCATAGTTCTATATAGTGCGAACTATATCATACTTTTTCATTTTTGTCAAGTACTTTGTTACTTTTTTATTTACAGTATAGACCCTCCGGTGCGGGACTCCATCGGCTTGATCGGTCTCCGCTTACCCTACGCTAGAGACCACTTCGTGTGCGCCGATTCCGTTATTGACTCTGTCCCATTTTCATTATTATTCTACATAGTCACTTCTTCTTTTAATTTCAAAGACTTACATTGCAGTGCAATATAGTCTATTTTTACTATTTTGTATGCTTGCTTTTTACTTTTTTGTGTACGATAGCGGCTCCGACAACATTACATCACAGCCACAACCCCTCCCCCCTATGTTGTTTTTATACAACAGTTTATAGCTACAAATATGCATCAATGCGTATATTCGCATACATCGATATAGTCAAAAACTATTAAGATCAGCACAGCCGATAGAGCGAATGTATGAGGCGATGAAGCACCTTTATAGTGCAACCTAGTGTTGTAAAAATACAACAGTCTAGGCTGATAGATCTAAGCTATTGGCATTGGATCTTGATAGTTAAATACAATGAAAACATAGGGTTTATACCTATTCCATTAGCGACAGAATAGGATCATAATAGAGTCATAGTAGTGATTGATTAACAAACCAAACGGAGTAGATAAAATGACGAAAGCACAAAAAAGACAGTTAGATTTAATCGAAGTTTATATTGATAACCAAATGCAGGATGTTGCGGCTAGATCGCTCTCAGCAATGATAAGATCCGCAATGACTAACAAAAGCAAAGAGTTTTTAATGCAAAGAGCCATTGATTTAAACTTAACAAAAAGACCTGAATTTATTGTCTAAACCTAGGGTTTGTCCCTATTGCGGATCGTTAGCGATAGGGATAGACTGTAAACACTTAAACACTTGAAAGGCATTACCATGAAAACAACTGACATCGCTGAGCATTTAGAACAATTATCACTAGGTTATGGCTTAAAACCTGAGTATGTTCAATCGTTAAAAATTGCTAGTCAAGTATTTAGAATCATTCATCAACACCAAAAAAACAATCTGGGAAGTGAAAGTTTAGAATTACATATTGACCTAGCAATAAACTTTAAACAGTAGTAAACACTTAAACACTTGAAAGGAATCAAAAATGACTAAGAATGAATTTATAGCAATCTGTGTAGAAAAATGTATTGACCCGTCATTAGCACTTGAGAATGATGATGTCGTGCAAGCAATTAAATCAGGCGATATTGAAATGCTTATCGCTACTTTAGACAATCAGTTTTAATCGTAGTAAACTTAAACCGCTGTATCCTAACTTTGGAGGAATTACAAATGAGAATCAAACCAATAGCGTCAAATATGACCGAATTAGTCCTAAATGATGGATCTAGACTTTTATTCAGTTATGAAACACCCGTAGCGCATTATAAACCTAGCGAATATCTACGGCGCACTTCTAAAAAATGGTCAGTAACCACATCAAAGCATATTGGTAAATGGGATATTGCTAAATGGTCAGATTTACCTTATTCTGAAATGCCACAGGATTATTTTGATAACTTAGTGAAAGGGGTTTAATCATGCTTACCGGAATCAGCACTAAAGAAGAAGTATTGAATTGGTTTATTCGCTATACCGATAATCAATATCAAGATGCAGACGATCAGGAATATGTTAATAAATTGATTCGTATTGCTGATGAATTGATTAGTGATGATGTGGACTATTGGGCTAATGAATCAGTCCGTAAATTACACGATACTGTTAGAGAAAGGGTTTAATCATGATTACAAGAGAGCAATTATTTAAGGAATATACAGATTGGGTAAACAACTACCTAACCATTGAAGTATTTGCCGAGCATAGAGGTTTAACCAAATCAGAGGCTAAAATGCTTATTGATCTTGCTCGATCATGCTTTGAAAACAATCACCCAGAGGCTTAATCATGAATGACAATAAATACAATGGATGGACAAATTACGAAACATGGAACGCTAATCTATGGATCGATAACGATTGGAAACTATCCGAGCATATAGCCTGTATTACTGGTGATTATTTCGGATCGTATGAGGATTTGGACACAATCACCAATTTAGTAGCGGAAAGAATCAACGATTTGTTTCTCGATATGATGCCCGATATTGAATCAGGGTTTTTCGCTGATGTTATGAACGCCTCGTTTCGAGAGGTAAACTTTCACGAAATAGCAAGGCATTATGTTAATGTTGAGGCAGACTTTAGAAAAGATGAGGAGGAATCATGCAATTAAAGAACTGGCACATGGTATTACTTGGCGCAGTATTGTTTGTGTTTGCCCAAATTATTTGGCACTTAACAGCGATAGGTGTATTATGACTAGATCAGAGCTGCAGTATGAGATTTGGAAAGACCTAGGTTATCTTGATGGGAAAACAAATCCCGAATATCAGAAACACCTTTGGCGCTTATCTGATGGGGAATTATTTAATTTATGGATGAATATACACAATGCGAGAGAGGCTTACAAAAATGAAAACAGAATTTAGACCTTATGTATTTTTAGATGATGACGAAACTTCAGACACTTATAATTTATGGTGCGTCAGATGGTCAGAAATTATGAGTTTAGATGGATTTGCAACAATGGAAGAGGCAGAAGAGGAATTAAAACTTTTGATTGAGGAAGAGAAAAATGAACAAGTTTGATTATTATTTTGAGTTTCACCAAATGAGGCTAGACGATCCTGTATTCGCTGAGACCTATGATGCACACGAATTCGAGGAATGGTATGCGGACTTTTACGAAATGATTAAAGAGGAAAACGAAAGGAATATGAGTTATGAAGACTAAACTATTGATTTTATTAACATTTATGTCATTTATGGGGTCGGTTTATGCTTGCCGAAGTGTCATCATTGACACACCAACAGGCTCGGCAGTATGTTTTATTTGTAATGATGGTAAATATATAAACTGCGAGAAACTATGAAGACTGCATTATTTTGGGGAATGACTTACTTAGTTTTAGCCTATGTTTTCTATCATCTTACAGGAGTGATGCTATGCTATGCTTGGGAATACATCTAAAACCGCTTAAACGGGCTTTAGAGACGCTTTTAAGGGTAAGGTAATACCTAGATGTCATCTACTATGTTTTAATCGAATAGAAAGGGTTTTATGCACTGCACAATATGTGATAAGTTATTAAACGATTACGAATCAACACGAAAGACCCTAGACGGGCAATATCTGGATATGTGTCAAGATTGCTACACAGGGCTGGATGTATTGATTCCGACAATAGATCGTAAGGATTTACTACACGAGGCTGATATGCCTAGTATGGATGATTTATTTCAAAACTACGAGGACTATACAGACTACACAGACAATGAAGACCTATGATGTATAACAACTTAGTATATGCTTATGATATATACATAGTTAAAAGCTCCTATGAAGTAATACTATATAGTGAGGGTAGCACAGATTTATGATTTTGTCAATAGCAATATGTTGTTTTTATGTCATTGTTTTTATTACTGATATGTGATATTGTCGGATTTATTACGAGGAGGATTTATGCACCACAACGAAGAAGCTAGGTATCACTTTGTTTTAATGGATATGGTCGATCTAATCGGTGATTACGGCTATGATCGTGTAATGGCTGATTTGGATGTCGCTATCGCTGATAAGGTAAATCGATTAGTTCAGCGAGCCGTTAATGAGGATGCTGACGAATGAACGCATACGAATTAGCAGATGAATTTGATTGGATGACTGAAGAAAAGATTGTTCAATGGTGCAACGATGTAGTTAATATGCTACGCCAACAAGCAGACCGCATAGCGGAGCTAGAGAAACTTGTGCATCAAAGGTTTGATGATGGTAAAAGACTTGGTGTTATTGAAACTGAAGATAGACTAAAACAACAAAGTGCTGAACCATTTATTTGGCTAAAACAAGATTTTGATGGTGAATGGATAGAGGTGCATCCAAATAAAGGAATCCCACTCTACACAACACCACAAATAAAAGAGTTAAGTGATGAGGAAATTTACGAACTTTGGTGCGAATCCGATAATACGGAATTATTGCCTGAAATGCGTAATAAAGATGGAAGTATCAATTATATTATTTTGACTTTTTCGCAATTGTTATTAGATAAAGCGAGTGAGAAATGAAACTCCGTTTTGAGGTTAGAGACGAATATAACGAAATTGTGCGGTGTTTTGCCACTAAACAAGAAGCACAGGCGCATTGTAAGTTAGACCCTAGCTTTTGGGTTAAGGTCAATCAGAAAGTCAAGCCAAATCCGTTTAAAGAGGCTTGGGAAAGGTTAGGCGAATGTCTATTTTGATTCGTGGTTTTGTTATATCAGCGTTCTTCTTCGGGATCTTGGTTGGTTATATCGCTGGTCGCATGGAATGGGCGCATGAGGATTGTTTTGACACTACAGGCAAGTATCAACGATATGAGGCTTGGCTTAGTGTAAAGAATGGAATTTATCGTTGTTTTTGGATTGAAACCGAGTATCCTCACCGAGTGAAGATGCAAGGCGTGATTGATGTTAAATAGGAGATGTAATGTTAGCTGAAAAGCAAAGTAAGTTTATTAAACACATTGGCTGTGATCGGTGCGGGTCAAGCGATGGTAATAGTTTGTATGATGATGGACACACCTATTGCCATGTATGCCTGACTTATGTCGATAAGGCTGGTGAAATATCAACAAGAGAAATTAAACCTATGAATAAGGACTTAGAATTTTATGACAATGCTACTGCTAGTGCTATCAGTGATCGTGGTATTTCTTCGGCTGTTTGCCTAAAATACGGAGTTAAACAAGATGTTAATAAGCATTATTACCCTTATTTCGATAACGATGGTGTGCTATCTGCTATTAAAACTAGGCTCGTTAGCTCTAAATCATTCTCGATTGCTGGCGACTTTAGCTCTACGATGCTATTTGGTCAAAACTGTTTCCCTAAAGGCGGACGCTACCTAACTATCTGTGAGGGCGAACTCGACGCACTATCAGCATTTCAGATGATGGGTGCGAAGTATCCTGTAATCTCAATTCGTAATGGCGCATCGGCAGCTCTAAAAGATTGCAAAACGCAATACGAGTATATCGATTCATTCGAGAATATCGTGCTGTGCTTTGATGGTGACGAAGCTGGTCAAAAGGCAATGCAGTCTGTTGCTGAACTCTTTGGTGGCAAAGTTAAGATGATGAAGATGCGAACAGGCTTGAAAGACGCATCAGACTATCTCAAGATCAAGGCAGACAAGGAGTTTGTGGACGATTGGTGGAGGGCAGAGCAGTATGTCCCTGATGGTATCATCCAAGGCTCTACACTGTGGGAGGTAGTGTCTAAACCAATTGACAAGGCAGAAGTCGATTATCCCTATTCAGGTATAAACAAACTCACCTATGGCATTCGTAAAGGCGAGTTAGTCATGATCACCGCAGGGTCAGGCTTAGGCAAATCACAGTTTTTGCGTGAGATCGTGTGGCATATCTTATCCAAGACCGAGGACAATATCGGCATGATGTTCTTGGAAGAAGGAGTGCGTAAGACTGCAAGATCGTTGATGTCATTGGCATTGAACAAACCAATCCACTTACCAGATGTGGATGTAACAGAGGAGGAATTACGAGATGCTTTTACTAGAACATTGGGAACTGATCGCCTTTATCTTTTTGATCATTTCGGTAGTAGTACTCTTGATAACATTGTCAATCGGGTTCGCTATATGGCTAAAGGACTTGGATGTGGTTATGTGGTTCTGGATCATATTAGTATCATTGTTAGCGGTGGCGATGTTGGTGATGAACGCAAGGCACTTGATGCTATTATGACTCGCTTACGGATGTTAGTGCAAGAGACCGGCATCAGTCTAATATGCGTAAGTCATCTCAAGCGTCCAAATGATCGTGGACACGAGGAAGGCGCTGCAACATCACTGGCTCAGTTGCGTGGCTCAGGCTCGATCGCCCAACTATCGGACATCGTGATTGGACTAGAGCGTAATGGACAGGCTACTGATATGGTCGAAAGAAACACTACTCATGTCAGGGTTTTAAAGAATCGCTTTAGTGGTTACACTGGCGGTGCTGGTGATTTACTTTACAATCCATCAACCGGAAGAATGTTAGAGATACAGGAAACAATATGAGTGAAGACTTTTTAGAACGAGCAAGGAAGTATGCAACGCATGACGAGTATCATGTTACCCGCAAGATCATCACTGATCTATGCAACGAGATTGAGCGTTTGCGTGAACTCAATAAAGATGTTTTAAGTAGAATTCAGGATAATAAAGAAATGTTTAATAACTCTGAACGCTATCTTTGGCTACGCAATGCAGCATGGGATGTGCCGCCGAATGCTTATGCGCCGATTGTGGTAATCTGTGATAACAAGATGGCAACATGGGAATGGGTTGATGGCACTGCTTTAGACTTAACAATCGATAAATGGAGGAATGATGAGTAAAGAAATTTCAGCAAGGTTTCAGATTACACGCACCTACTATGTAACTACTTATGGCTATTCTGAAAATGAATGCTTTGATAACTTAGATCATGTTAAGGAATCAGACTACGAGTTCTCTGACGAACAAGTCGAGTTAATCGAGACTGATTATGCTAGCTTTTAAATGGATTGCTACTTATCTCTGCCTAGCCGGGATTGCACTGACTAGCTTTAATATCTACCCGATGAACATTGTGTTAAGCGGTGTAGGTAGTGCGATGTGGGCTTGGGCGGGATGGAAGCAACGGGACAATCCGCTTTTGATTGTTGAACTAGTCGCTGTTGTGTTTTATATTTCAGGAATGATTTCGTGGATGATGTAAGCAAAAGAGTATTTGATTTAGCACGAGGATGTATTGATGAATTAGAGAAGCAAAAGCAATACATTCAATTATTAGAAGAGTATATCGAGGAGTTGGAAAATGGTGTGGAAGTGTCCACCGCTAAACCTGTTCAATTGGAACAACCTATGGAAATGGAGGAATCAAATGACGACTTGGACAACGGAAGACCGAGTGCAGTGCGTCGAAGACCTGCAAAAGCAAATCAAGGAACTACAAGACCAGAATGTGAAACTGAATGTAGAACTGACAATGGCGATAGCGGAGCTGGAAGCGATGCGGCATCAACTGATTAGTGCAGAACGAGGAAGACACTAATGGCTCATCCTGATCAACTTTTTGGAGATACAACTTATGCTCAACACGGTGATGATCTTGTTATTAGGGCTATCTTTCACAACCTTGGTATTGGTTGTCCTTCATATCTTGACCTCGGAGCGCATCATCCTGAGAACATTAGTAATACTAAACTCTTGTATGATAATGGTTCTCGTGGTATTAATGTGGAAGCAAATCCAAATCTGTACAAACTGTTCTTAGAGCAGAGACCACAAGATATTAACCTTAATGTTGGTGTGGGTATTGAGTCCGGATTTCACGATTTTTACATGATTGATGGCGAATCAGGGCGAAATAGCTTCGTAAAAGAGGTTGCCGAAGGCTTTGTGATGGATTATCCGGAGTTTGCTATTCGCAATGTTATGAAGCTGCCGATCTTCACAGTCGAGCAGATTCTACATCACAGACCAATACCGGACTTCCTGACGATTGATATTGAGGGCATGGACTTTGCGGTTCTTAGCAGTATCGACTACCGCCGTTATCCGTTCAAGGTGATCTGTGTCGAGGTACAACCTTACAGCGAGGAGGATATTCGAGCATTGATGCACAATGTCGGTTATTATTCTATAATTAAATGCGGTTCTAATTTAATATTTGTTGACAAAAACCTAGCACATAAAGTAAGATAATTATATGCGACTATTATTGGACATCGAAACCACATTAGATCATAGTAAGATTTGGTGCGTTGTTACAAAGGATTTAGATACACAAGAGGTAAAAATATGGAAAGAAGCAAAAGACCTGTCGGAATACATAAAGGACGCAAGTTTGATAGTGGCTCACAATGGGATCGCATTCGATTTCTACTTACTGAACAAGTTGTGGAAATGTCAGATCAAATTGAAGAGAGTAAGAGATACACTCGTTCTAAGCCGATTACTAAATCCAAGTCTCGAAGGCGGACACAGTCTAGCAAACCTAGGGAAATTGCTGGGAGTACAGAAGAGTGAGTTTACTGATTTTGATTTACAGACGCAATCGTTGGATGAGATGGTGCAGTATTGTAAGCAAGATGTGGAAGTACTACACAGGATTTACAACTACCTTGAAGCTGAATTAAAGCGACAAGAATTTTCAACACAATCACAGGAGTTAGAGCATGACATACAAGCAATCATCGCAATCCAAGAGCGAAACGGTTTCAAGTTCAATGAACCAGTTGCTATGCAATTACTGGCTGAACTTAAAGCTAAGTTGGACGCTATTACAGTTGAAATGCAGAGCATTTTTCCTCCCCGAATCACTTCTGGTCGTACCCACAAAAAAACAGGCAAGCCCCTCAAAGACATCATCGAGCCGTTCAACCCCGGTAGCCGCCAGCAAATCGCAGAAAGGCTCATTGAGAAAGGTTGGAAGCCAGAAAAGTTCACCGAAAAAGGCAGCGTCATCGTCGACGAAACCACGCTCGAAGGTCTCGACTTCCCCGAAGCGAAAGCAATCGCCGAATACTTGATGTTACAAAAGCGTATTGCACAGATTGAGAGCTGGATTGAACACATTCAGCCTGACGGTCGTGTGCATGGCAAAGTGATCACCAATGGGGCTGTGACAGGACGCATGACGCATCATAGTCCTAACATGGCACAAGTGCCTAACACTGGCGCTATTTACGGTGCAGAATGTAGAAATCTTTGGACAGTTGAGAAAGGATGTAAGTTAGTCGGTATCGATGCAAGCGGTTTAGAGTTGCGGATGCTGGCTCACTACATGAATGATAATGCGTATACCAATGAAGTTGTATCGGGCGACATACACACAGCCAATCAAACAGCAGCAGGATTGGAGACGAGGAACCAAGCTAAAACTTTTATCTATGCTTTCCTCTATGGTGCAGGAGCTGCCAAGATCGGGAAAATTGTTGGAGGCTCAGCGAAAGAGGGACAAAAGCTCATTACTAATTTTCTACGCAACACGCCGAAGCTCGAAAGGCTTAGAGACAAAGTGGCTAAAGCGTATGCTGCGAGGGGAGTCCTTCTCGGTCTCGACGGTCGTAAACTACTCGTTCGGTCGGAGCATTCGGCGCTCAACACGCTACTGCAAGGCGCTGGTGCGATAGCCATGAAGAAAGCATTGATATTGCTACAAAAAGACTTGACAAATCGTAAAATACCATTTAAATTAGTGGCTAATGTTCACGATGAATGGCAAGTTGAAGTTCCTGAGCAATATGCAGAAGAAGTAGGTCAGTCTGGTGTTCGTGCAATACAGAATGCTGGATTGGAATTTAAAATGAATTGCCCTTTAACAGGCGAATATAAGATAGGTGATACATGGAAAGAGACGCACTAAAAGATAAAGAAGTTGAGGGCGAAATCATTATTACCTTGTACGCTGATCGCACCTTTTCTATCGGAACCTCGGTTGATTTGGAAACAACGCTAGACTGCTTGATTGCAGCCGCAGATGGCATTGTTGAAGAAACAATGGATGGGATCGATGAAATGAAGTCCTTCTCCGGAAGGCATCACTAAGCTGTATTTATTAACCGCAGTATAACAAGGAGTTATTATGGCAAATATTGAAAAGCCAATTAAAGTAGAAGCAGAAGTTCAATGGGCGTTCTTCAACAAGAAGAATGAGATGTCAGGTAAGTTTCAAGTGGACTTGACAAACCTTAGCGACAATGCCGTTAAAGCACTGCAGGATGCAGGACTTGAGCCACGCAATCGTGAAGACAAGCCTGAGAAAGGCTGGTTCATTACCGCCAAGAGTAATTACGAGATTAAGCCTGTCGACAAGAACGGCACTGAGATTACTGAGATTGTCGGTAATGGTTCAAAAGCAGTTGCATTGATTAAGCCGTATGAGTGGAGCTGGAAAAACAAGAAAGGCGTTTCTCCTTCCTTGGTCAAAATCATCATTAACGATCTCAAGGTGTATAACAACACTGAAGAGAACGAAATTGAAGAGGATGACATTCCATTATGATCGCCTTGGTTGATGCCGATATTCTTGTATATCGCTTCGGGTTCGCATCCGAAGGAGACCCCGCAGAGTTTGCGTTAGCTCGTCTATCCGAATTCTTGGATAATCTTGTTTTACAAGACGGTATCACCGAAGCATGGGGCTATCTTACTGGTCGTGATAATTTCCGGAACGACATAGCTAAGACTGCTCCGTACAAAGGCAATCGTGTTGCACCGAAGCCGTATCATTTTCAATTGCTTCGGGAATACATGGAAAGAGCTTGGGGATTTGAAGTAATAGATGGTATGGAAGCAGATGATGCGATTGGTATTGAAGCCTATCGCCATGAGCCAGAAGAGACAATCATTGTCAGCATTGACAAAGACCTCAACATGATTCGTGGTAATCATTACAACTTCGTGAAGGAAGAGAAATACTTCGTGACCGAAGAAGAGGCTATCCGTAACTTCTACCTTCAGATCCTTACAGGCGACAAGGTTGACAACATTATTGGACTTCAGGGCGTTGGTCCTGTTAAATCCAAGAAGTTGTTAGCAGACTGCAACACCGAATTAGAGATGTACGAAGCTGTATTGAAAGCGTACGATGGCGACGAAGCCAGAGTGCTTGAAAATGCCCGTCTCCTTTGGATATTAAGAGAGGAAAAACAAATATGGACACCCCCAGTAAACAGTGTTCTAAATGTACAGAAGTAAAACCGCTTAGTAAGTTTAACCCAAAGAAAAACGGAGGTTTTCAGTCGTGGTGTCGTGAATGTAAAAATGAGTCAGGTCGGAATTGGTATCACCGTAGTGAAGAAAATAAACAAAAACGATCTAAACAAGTTTACGATAGAATTACTGAAAACAAAGATAAAGCAATTGAGTATTTAGGAGGTAAGTGTCAAGACTGTGGCGGCGTGTATCATCGTAGTGTGTATGATTTTCATCACTTAGATGAGTCGCAAAAAGAATTAGCATTATCTAAAGGACGCTTTTTATCTTGGGATAAATATAAAGTTGAATTAGATAAATGTGTGTTATTATGTTCAAATTGTCATCGTATTAGACATCATTTAAGAGAGGAGAAGCAAGTATGGCATCCGCCAGTAAAGTAAAGTTACAGGACTGTCCTGTTATTAAGATTACTTGGATTGACGCTCAAGCCGATGCTGGCTGGGACGAACCCAAAGTAGATATTGCACAATGCGTTACAGTAGGGTTTCTTGTTGGTGAAACTGAAGATGCAATCTGTGTCGCAGGAACTGTATCTGATCACGAATGCAACAATCGTATCAGCATTCCTAAGTCTTGGATTTTGACGCAACAGTTAGAGGAAACAAAAGATGAAGCCGCAGTCAGCAAAAGCAAAAGGACGAAACCTACAAAAGTGGGTCGTGGAACAGCTACAAAAAAGGTTCCCGCAACTACGCCCCGGAGACCTCGTAAGCACGTCAATGGGAGCCGGCGGGGAAGATGTCAAGCTAAGTCCAGCGGCAAGAGACGCAATACCGTATCAGTTTGAATGTAAGAGTCTTGCCAAAGTAGCGGTTTATAATTATTATGAACAAGCAAAGGCACACGGTAGTCATGAACCAGTTGCTGTTGTCAAGCAAAACGGCAAGAAGCCTTTAGTTGTTGTTGATGCAGAGAAGTTTTTTGATTTAATAGCGAGGAGCAAATGAACATAATAGAAATGAAGGAGCGCAAAGATGGAGGCGCTGATCTTCAGATCGACATGACTGAAGAAGAGCGTTGTTTTATGATTGAGTATGGATTTAATGCAATGTTAAGAGCAACGATTGATAAATTTAACGAGCAGTTCACACCACCGAAAGGAACTAAGAATGTTAAGTCTACAAGTAAGTCTAAGTGATAATAGTGATTCAGTAAGCCGTACAGTTGAGTTCGATGAAGACCACACATGGTTGGATATTGTCCTAGCTTGTGCTGATGTTGTCTCAGCTAAGTACGGTTATGACATTACTCAAAATATGAAGTTTATTACTGATACAACGATTTGGACAGATCGTGGACATGATCATGCTATTCCTAAAGCTGCATGGGAAGCATTCCTAGGTCGTGAAGGTCAAGATCAAGAAAAGTTTGATTTTAATGACTTCGATAACGAACTCGAAGAGATGCGGAAGTGGTCATGAAAATCTGCAAGACTTGTACGGAACAAAAAGAATTAATAGAATTCTACCCGAACAATTTATCTTGCAAAGTCTGTTGTCATTTGAAAGCTCGTGAATGGGCTAAAAATAATCCAGACAAAGTTAAAAATAGCAGACGCAAAACTAAATTAAAACAAAAATACGGGATAAGCACTGAGGAATATGATAAAATGTGGGACGAACAGAAAGGTCTTTGTTATATTTGCGAAAACCCACATACTCGTCGTTCTTTGAATGTAGATCATTGTCATTCTACTGGTAAAATCCGTAAACTTTTGTGTGATAAATGTAATATGGTTTTAGGTCTTGTTAATGACTCACCAACACTGCTTTTAAAAATGAAAGATTATCTATATGAAAATACTACTTCTTGATATAGAATCATCTCCAAATACGGCGCATGTTTGGGGATTATGGCAGCAGAATGTCAGCATCAATCAATTAATGGAGTCTTCCTATGTCTTGTGCTATGCAGCTAAATGGCTAGGCGAGAAAGAAGTCAAGTTCGATTCTGTTCATCAATCAAGACCTAAAACAATGCTGAAAGGAATTCATGGGCTTCTCAACGACGCAGACGCTGTTGTTCACTATAATGGTACTAAGTTCGATATTCCTACTCTTAACAAGGAATTCTTACTACATAATTTTAATCCACCATCGCCTTATAAACAGATTGACCTATTGCGTGTTGTTCGCAGCAACTTTAGGTTTCCTAGTAATAAGCTGGACTATGTAGCACAGCGATTAAATCTCGGTAAGAAACACGAACACGAAGGGCATGAGCTTTGGGTTAAATGTATGAACGGAGATAAAGATGCATGGAAGCGGATGGAGAAGTATAATGTTCAGGATGTGGTTTTACTTGAGAGTCTTTATGGCACTCTGCTTCCTTGGATTAAGTCTCATCCTAATCATAATCTCTTTTCTGATGACCATGTTTGCCCTAATTGTAGCTCATCTAGCCTACAAAGGCGGGGGACTGCAATCTCGGCTACCGGAACCTACCAGCGTTATCAGTGCCGTAGTTGTGGAACTTGGTCACAGTCTACAAAATCTATCAAATCGTCTGTCGAGGTGAAGCAATGCAATTAAAAGACTATATAGACCGCATAAACGAGTCCGTAAGCCCTGATCGTAAGCAAGTTGGGGGCAGCCACTACCAAGTCGCTGAAATCCAGCCTTGGGACATTTTCATGGCTTACAAGCTAGATCCTTGGACAGCTAATGTGATTAAGTACTCACTTCGCTTTCCGTATAAGAATGGTGTGCAAGACCTTGAAAAGGCTAAGCACTACATAGAATTTCTTATTGCGAACTACGAAACTATTGACAAAACCTATTATTCATGATACACTTAAACA